CAATGCAAAAGCACTTGCGTGTCAATAGCATGGTTAGGCACCACCATTTCCAACAGATTATTTCTCCATGGTGCGAAACCATTCATATATGGTTCGCAATGTTTCACTTCTGTATCGAAGTGGTGGAGCATCTCATGCTGAAGAGGTGTGGAACAAACCTTACTCTTAGGCTTGGCTCTGAATCCGGGCATCGAACCATAAATGGTTAGTGTACCCTGTTCGATGTAGCGCATCAGGCTACGATGGTGTGGTTCTGTCAATTTGACAGTCCCTTGTAGATCAAATTTTGGCTCTACTCCTGCTACCACAACAATACTGCGTCCAAGCAATTCCTCAATCTCACTCTTTGGAATGAAAGTGAAGCCCACTGTGTTAGTGTAACCTAATGTATGCAAACCCATAATCACAGGCCCGCGAGGTGTCAAAGCAATCGCTAAAGAACCACAATCGCCGACTTGTGTATCATCGGCGGTTTTTCCCAGATAAAGCGACATTTCTGTGTTCAATGCCTCTACAGGAAACGCACTCTCGTACGTTACAGCATGAACACTCCGATAGGTCACACCACCTGATTTCTCACGTCGAACAGATATCATTTTGGAAACGGGAATAGCAGCATCACACCACAGTGATGTGATATCTTTCCGCGGAGCAACATCTCTCACCTCAACCATCACCATATCACGCTGTTTGCATACACGCAAATCTTCCACGCGTACATGCACTTTAGTGTTTGCTGTCAAACCCTGTGACTGCGTCATCGATTGTATTTCGATTTCGAAGTGCACACCACGGTTAATGGCATGGTGATTGAAGAGAAGCCAATGTCCTTTAACAAAGACACCACACACTTTAACGTTACGTCCTATATCCAGTGCGGTGATACTCAAGCGAACACAATTGTTTGCGACTCGGTCACGCACTTCTGCTTCAGTGATACCTACAAGGCTCTGAGATGCTAGTGGCACATCAAAACGATTGAGTTCAATAGTGGGATTGTACCACACATTGCTTGAGGTCTCTCTGGCCAATTGATCTTCTGTAGAACCAAAGGTATTCCCTTGGAAGTTGAGAGAAGTTTCAACTGTTTCTGTTTCGGTTTTGTCTTGTGCTGTCGCTCTCTCTTTCTTATCCTCATCGAATGTCCACCGATAAGCGGTCCGGGCAGCTCTATAAGCTATGTACATAGACGTCACAACTTTGAGAGCTTTGAGAAATTGACCGAGTCGGAGAGTGTAGATCCTATCTTGGCCATTCTCATAGAGAAATCCCCAAACCCGAATCTGAACACTCTTGTCCATGTAACTCGCCCACTTGGTCAACACATGTCTCGTCACACCCAACCGGGCAGCATACGAGAAAATCGTCAAAGACAAGAGGTTGATCGTGAGATTCAGCAAGAACTGCGACACGAAGTTGATGAGGGTGTACCTCAAATAGTACAACAACATCCCCTGCACAGTGACTGCTGCTTGTAAGCACTCACACTCACCGACTGTATAACACAATCGACAAACCTTGAGAGCTTTCATCTCATCGTCACATACCGAGGCTTTGTCTTGGTTGCTTTCGTGTTTCAGAGAGGCTGCAGCAAAATGCTTCAGGAACTCAGTCATCGAGTCAAAGATGGCAACAGTCCGCAATTCAGCATCGTCCTTAGCACGGTGCTTAATCGGGATCACTTCTTGTACTTCAATGATCCAGTAGTCCGGAAAAGCCCCTTGAATAGGTGGCAGCTTGGTGGGATCAATGAAGATCTTGTTTGCTGCCAAATACTCGGGCTTAGGTTTCAAGCGAATGACGTACGGAAGACGTCGTCGCACAGCCAGAGGACATGCGAAATACTCCCCGGCATTGAGCGTGGGAGTGTTAGTCGTGGCTAAAACCAATTTGGCCATGACTGGTGTTTTCCCTTTGTCTTCTACCGCAGCTTGCGGTGGAACGTAAGGCACGTTGTTGATGACATTGATAATGTCTTTCACTGTTGCATCAACATCTGTGGAGGATGCAGGATCAAGAAGCGCAACATCATCCATACGGATTGCCCACATACTTGGATCAAAGTTGCTCCAATACTCGTCCATCGGACTTCGTGCGAACATGAAGTGATCGTCTGTCTGTAGTCCATGGAGCTGTCCAAAATAGTAGAACAGTGCCTTAGTAAACGTGGACTTAGCCACACTGGATGCTCCGTGGATCAGCACACCAAAAGGTGCTTTACGCTCCCTCTGCGCTGCTCGTTTTGTCAAGTCCAAGTTTTTGAGTAGCTTGAGACTCGCAAGTTTCTTGGTCATTGCCGCCATTTCGGACCCTAGGGTCTTCTTTGAAAAACGGCAATACGCTTCTCCCTTCTCGATAATCGAGTTGAGATCAGAGCAGTATGCAAAGTAGGTAGTTCCTAGCGCCTCTAGGTTGGAAGTAAAACTTCCAAGCCCCAAGAGACGATCTGCTTCTTTAAACCACGCCGCATATGCAGCGTCAGTGTGGACAAGGTTCATCCAATCACCTGTGGCTCTGTAAGCACAAACACGTTCACACAGCATAATTGCTGTGTCGATGACGAGTACTAGCAAACCAGTTTCACTTTGGTACTGAACACGAGCTTTTTTTGTCCATGGCGAGAAATTCCTCGTCCGACATACTC